TGTCGCCAAAAGAATTTCGGCAATTATTTTTTAAATTTCAACGTGTACAAAATGCGTGATTAATCACCGGGGATACAGTTGTTTATCAACCAACAAAACTCGCTTACCCCCCGGTTCAGCGTTGAACGTATCCAAACAAGCAACAACCTCTTCAAGATCGCTGTCCTTTATAAGTCCTTTTAAAATTTCATCAATGCTTAACATATCAAGGTCCTTGCGTATCTTATCTTTTGACTCTTCGCTTATTGGAAGAGACTTCTCTATCGCGTTCATAATTAGGCTTGTTGTATCGCTCATCTATGCTATGCCCTCCGGCGGTTTCTTTTTTTTTAAAATTAATTTAATCCCTGTCCACCCGGCGGCTGTTGGCCTTCTAACTGTGCCACCAATTCTGGTGGTATGTTCCCACTTTCAATCTGCTGTTGTATTTCGGGTGGGAAACCGCCGCTCTGTGCGCCTTGTCCCCCCTGTTGCTGCTCTTGCCGGTTTTCTAAGGTTTGCAGCAACTTGTCGGCAAACGGCAAGCTGGTTGTTTTCAGATACTCTATCAGCGTGATGCTCTTATCATCATAGAATGATTTTAGGTACGTATCTACAAGCTGCCGATAGGCCAGCGTATTTTGCGTTTCACCAAGTACCACGTCGAAATCAATACCACGAACCTTATCAGGTTCGTACATTTGCTCAACGCCTTGGCGAAACCCGCTTCCGGCAATCTTTATGTAGCGCCGCTCGGTATAAAACTGCTGCATCACCTGAATCATCTTGCGGTTGCGTTTACGCAAAAGTCCAAAATAAAAATCAAAGATGTCTTTGTTACTCATCGAGGCGTTGGCCGCTTGTTGTGCGTACAGGCTGGCCGGTGTTCCCGCCGGTGGCGCTGAGCCCTGTACCGCGTCATTGACCGCCGATATTTCTTTAATTAAATTCATCTGTAAGGCAAGAAGCTGTTGCGCGCCGGGTACAATGGAATTTTCTTTCACAATATCCATCTTGGGCGTACGGCCTGTGCCATCATCCTCATAAAAGATATAGCCGTTTAACTCAATACTCTGTTTGGAAAAATCTTTCCTGCTCATCTTGTCCGGAATGATAGAGGTCGGTACTATTTTCAGGTTCTTAATGGAATTGCTCAACGAGGCATCCATAAGGCTTACGAGCCTGTTAATATATTTTTGCTGGTCCGTGATCGAACCAACAATGCTTTGCAGCTTACCGTCCATGAGCGGGTGCCGTCCAAACGTGTAGGGGTGTTGTTCGTGCTCATACGGGGTATCGCCCTCAAAAAGTATATCACCAAGAGGTGTGATATAATATACCCGCCAAACGCCTTCATAGCGGCTGTCAATATCCAATAGGGCTACGGCCTCGGGGTTGACGCCCTGCGATTGCGCCAATTCAACGCGGTCTTGATTATAAAAATGCACCAGCTCGGGATATTCATAAAGCTCTATTTCTTCCGGTGAAAAACCCCGTTCGGCAAAATAGGTATCGGTAGCGCGCGTATAACTCCCGTCCTTACTGTCATGGACAAACTCCTCCCAGCGGTGCTCAAGTCGCCACGCCTCAACCACGCGTTTCAGGTACCAGTTGTCGGGGTTATAGAAGTCGCGGTATTTTTTAATGTATGCCGGGTATTGGTTGGTCGTATATTCCCACGAATCGCGCGCCCAGGGAAACATCTTGCGGATGCGCTCGGCATCATCCTTGCCCTTGGCAAAGCTGGCTATAATATCTTGCATACGCATGTCGTGAATTTCACCTATCAACCAAACATCTTTATTGCGAATATCATCGGAATCAGTGTTAAAGAAGAACCGGGTTTGATCAATATTTTCCAGATACACATCGTTCATGTTCAGATCGTTGAACCACTGGTAGCTTATCTTCCATCCGGAGGCGGCGCTCACCAAAATCTCTTCAAAGTTACGCGCGTCCAGCTCGTTTCCCTCATTTACGTCCAGCGCCTTTTGCAGGGCTGCGGTCATAACCTCCCCGGACTGCGCCGTGTCGCGGTTACGCCCAAACGCCACGGGGTCGGGGTAGTTACTGCGAAACTGCCCGATAAGATTGCGTACCACGGTGCCAATCTGGTTGTTTTGGGTAGGTACACGCCCGTCCTGCCGGATATAATCTTCTTCGGTAATCGTCTTTCCGGTCTCCGGGTGTTCCATGGGGTCCCCCCACTGGTTGCCCACATAGAAACGGAAGTTGCGTTGCCGCTCTTTAAAATACGTGTGGCGATCTTCAAAAGCCGTTCGGCACTGTTCTAAAAGCTCGCGCATATCATCGCGTTGGTCGCGTGATGTTTCGGGTAATTGATGGTTGGGTTCCATAATTCTATATTATTATTTATAATTCAAAAAATCCGCTGGGTTCTTTGTTGTATTTCCTTCGGCCTCATTCATCATCTTATTGAACTGGAGATGCAGCTCGTGAATGCTTTCGCCTATTTTGTCGGCTTGTTTTTTCCCTTCTTTCGTATCTTTGGCTTTATACATCTTCTCCATCTTACGCAAGCTGCGCATCTGTTTCTTTATAGCCTTTAGATGGGGTTCTAATAGCATCACACCGCGGTTGCGTTTGTACAAGTCCCCCGCCTTTTCGCCCTCGCCCCGTTCGATATAGGTTTCGTACCGATGGAACAAATTTTGTATTTCATCGGCATTCTCGTAAAACGCCTGTCGCGTAGGACTGTCGGTAATAAACCCGTAGAAACTGCGTGCAAACGGCACCTCAAACATATCGTATTTTTCAAGTTCCTCCTGCCCACTGGCGGCCTCATAAATATTGAAGCCCGTGTTTGATAACCCGTTTAAAAAGCGACCGGTGCCACCGCTAAAGTGCTCAATCAGGTACTCAATATACTCCGGACTATGATCTATGTAGCCGCTTGTTACTTCGTCCCCGCCGGATATTTTGTTTAACCATTTGGCAAATCCCTTGGCCGGTCCACCCACCCATGGGAAATACTGCTCGCTTTCCGGGTCTTTGGGCGCAAAGGGAAAGGGTTCGGGCTTGATCTTGTTACCGGCAAAGTTTTCGTTTGCTGTTAATTCAAACCCCGACTTTAAGCCCGTTGGCAACATGGTTTTATAGACATTCGTACCAAACGTGCCCCCACTGGACGTTCCGATAGGGTTGAAGGAATCCAGTGCGGCTGCTCCTATTTCAAGGGCTGCGTCGGCCACGCTGGCCGCGCCGCTCCATATACGACTCATCGCATCACCCACGGCCCAATAGGTATTGTATCCATAGGCCATCGGCATTTTAAAGTAATCGCCGGGTTCATCACTAAAGGGATTAGGAAAAATAAAGTTATGCGTGCGCGTCCATTCGCTGATCTTGTCGTAGTAATATTCGTCGTCATCATCTTGCCCCATAGATTCTCGCATAAGGTGAATAAAACCCATGGCTGAGGCTGCCATCACCACCGGGGTAGCTTGTGCCCGCCATCGGGTACGGTCTTGGTCCGAAAAGAAAGGTTGCGCCAGGCGGGCTATGCCCTGTACCTGCGCGTTAAAGAACAGAAACAGGCTGCCAAAGGTATTGCTGCTTATTCCCTTTCGGTTAAAGTTTACGGTCAGGTTTCGGGCATAATCCGCTGCTTGTTTCTTTGTATATGGCTTTTTCGTAGCGGGATTTGTCAGGTTGTTTTCCATCAGGTAGTTATACACCGAAAAACGTGTGGCGTTCTCGAGGGTTTCGTTGTAGTGTTCCAATACTCCACCCATCTTCTTTGCTTGTTCTTTAGTAAAATTCCACGGTTTGAATCCACCAGCCTGTGTGCTATTAATTAAATCCTTGAACCGTGTCTTGATATCATCCAGCTCCCAGTGCCCGCTCATGGCGCCCAACGCTTCAAAATCCTTAAAGGATTGCCCGTATTTCCCGCCATAATCTCCGGTTAGCCCCTTCCACACCGTTTTCATAAGGCCGATGGTGCGCGCCGGATTCAGTGCCGCGGTGGCGTGTACCGCGGTATGGTCAATACTCATATTTATAAAACCCTCTCCGGTATCACGTAAGAAGTTACGCGGGCCAAACTCGGGGCTGTATTGGGTAATAACATTGCGCAGGTACCGGTTATACGTTCCTACTCTCTTTATAAGCCAGTTGGCATCATCAGCTGTAGTTCCCTTAAAAGCTTCCGCGATATGGGGCGTCTTAAATTCGATTACAAAGGGACGTCCGTCTATCTTAACCGATAGATGGCGGTCGGCCTTATTGAGGGGGTTGCCACTCCCGTCCACGCCCAGGGGCTGCCCGGTTTCAGTCTCGTAGTCTAATTTTCTTTTAACAGTGCCATTCAACAGGTCTTGGCTGGAAGGCTTCTCCAGGGTAGCTTCCCACTTTTCTTTGCCGGTTTCTTCGTCGGTTTCGCCTGTCTTTCGCCAGTACATATTACGTAGCTTAATCGTATCGGCAAATTCGGGGTTATTAATTGCCAGTCTCGCCAGATGCTGCTTGGTGATATTCTTTTCGCCTTTGATGATTGCCGTCTCGGCCATGGCAAACACGTAAGGCAGCACGGGCCCGGATTCACTGGAACGTCCCTTCATCTTCATGTCGCCGCTGTACAGGGTGTTATCTACTTCGGCAAACTCTTTGAACCCGCGCATAGGCACATAGCGTTCAAATTGCTTGGTTAGCTCAGTGTGCCGCTGCTTAGTCATTAGGCCCGATTCCAGCTGCTTGTCCAAGGTCTGCTTGGTGATTTTATACACACGTTGGGCTACCTTTTCTAAGTCGCTCGTCCAGCCTTTTTCTTTAAAGCCATTGATTATTTCTTCTGCTTTAGCATTACTCATTTCAGATTGAGCCTCCCCACCGTCAGGATTGCGTTTATACAGTTCGTTATTGCGCTCGGTGGCGTGTCGGGCTTTCAGGTACTGATCTACATCCTCATATTCTATGCCTTTTTCTTTATTAAGTGCGTTCATTTGGTTGTAGAGCGGGTCGCGGTGGGTTCTCTTGAGTTCTTTAAGCTGTGTTTCGGTGCGACCTACCGCAAGGGTTTCATCCTGGTAGGCATCTTCGGCGTCAGTAACCCTCCCGCCGAATTTTTTAATACCCTCTTGCAGGCGTTTCAATGCAACGTGCATATCTTGGAAACGCTCAATTGCACCATCAAAACGTTTCTTAAAGGCAAAGTCGGCTTCTTCCAACACACCCATTTTCTTGTATCGGATGTGCTCGTCAATGCTCACCACGTCCCCGTCAAACACCACGTAGTTGTTGCCGTCGGAATTCCCTTGATCGGCCGGGTAGCGAATGCCATCAATGCCATTCTTGAGTAGCCATTGGGAAGCGGCCTTATCCGAACCAATAGAACGGCCCAACATACGGTAGATCCCTTCGCCGGTGATGGTAAAGCCATCAGTGTCTATGTTTTCGTCAATCCTGCTAAACTCTTCATTAAGTCGTGCTGTTTGATCCTCATTGAACATCCCGGCTTCGGCATCTTCAACCAGCAGGTCTTTAAGTTCGGTATATCGCTCGGTGGATATTTCGCCCGTCCACTCCAGCCACTCGTATTCGCCCGGCTCTTTGCCGTCGTGGATCGTTACTTGGTAGAGGTTGCGTTTATCTTTTAGCCTTGGATTAGTAAATAAAGTCTCAAATTGTTTTACTTTGCTTTTAAAATTGGGAATATGCTCTTCATCAATGTTTTCGATGGCTTCTTTATAAGAAGCCAGTTTTTGTTTTAATTTTTCTTTAACCTGAGATAGAAGTATCCGTTTTTCGTGATATTCGATATTGCCCCTATTACTTATCCCCCGGCTAAATATTGGGTCAGACTTCGTTTCTTCAACCGCCTCCTTAATGGCCGAAATAATATCCCCCCTAATGCCAATAACATCTTCTTTTTTATATGGCACCTTGGCATCAATAGAATTTATTAATCCATCCGCATAATCTTCAGCAACCGTTATATACCCATTGGGCAATGTTTTATTATAGGATTCATATTTATTTAATCCAGTCCAATTTTTCTTGTTCTTCTGTCCTTCCCAATAATGCTTTACGTATATGCTTGCTTTGGTACTGCTAAGGTTATCCGCATAATACCGGGCAATATCCTCTTTCTCGGTAAAGTACAGTCCCCAACCAAAGGCTTGCGCTCCCTCTCCACTGCCTATCGCATCGGTAGAAAACTTATTGAATACGTGCGGGCTTCCGTGCCAGCCCAATACCTTAAACTTTTGCTCGCCGGGGCCGGGTTGCCAGTTATCCATGTAGTTTTCAATGGAAAAGGCATCTTGCACCCCGCCGTCGTGCCACACAAACGGTCCGCCCTGCACGTATTTTGCAGCATCGGCCAGCATCCGACGTATATCGGTGCGGTTAATGCCACTGGTAATACCCAACTTTTTAAGGATATCATTCACCAAATCAATCGCTTTTTTCACCAGCGGGTGCCTTGGGTCAGCCTCGGCCATGTGCGCCAGAAATTCCTCGGCGGCCTCCTTGCGGTCATTAGACCTACGCATATCCAGTTTATAGCTGCCGGTAATCTCCCGAAACTGCTTGTCTTCTTTAAACGAATCGTAAATTTCGTTTCTAAGCCCGTCAAATCGCTGCTGAAACTCTTGTGGGCTATCCGAAACCTTCTGTATTAGTCCTTGTATGCCCAAATGTCCGATGGCTTCGTGAGCAAGTACGTTGTTGGCTTCGGTGGCATCATTCAGGTTATACGCCAATACATACGCCTTTCCTCCGCTAAAGAAGCCGCCAATACGCCCTTGCTCCTGTCGCAATCGATTCTGAATGGCTACCGGTAACTGGTCGGGGTGCGATACAATTTGAATATTATCCCGCGCCGCCCATCCTTCAATTTTGGTTTCTATATCCGTGCGCAGCTGCTCGGCTTCGGGGGTGGGGCTCGAGTGTACAGAAAAGTCTGCGGTGTTACGGTATCGAATACCAGGGTTCGCCGGATCAAACGCCCCGGTATTATTTTCAGCAGATTTAACCTGCGTAGGTTCAAATGCAACAATAGTTTTCGTACTCCTTCCTCTGCTGCCTTGGTCATTCTCTACAATTAATCCATCGTACCCCTGGTCTTTTAAAATTTCAGTAGCTCGCTCACGGGTTGCGGTAGCTCGCTGCTTTATGCCCGTTTCCCATTCGCTTAGAATATCATCAACTTTCTGCCGCTGGTTCTCATTATATTCCTCTCTACTCATCTCATTGCCACGCGCAAACTCTTTATCAAAAAGCTTGGCCATTCGGCTGTCATATTGATTGTGATCCATAAGGAGATCGGAATACTGCTCGTCATTACGCAGCTCTTTTTCCAGCGTCTCCCGGTTCTCTACCACCAATGGATTAGTAATACGTGCATACAGTGGTATTTGGGCGGCTTCGTCTCCAGTGGCACCAACGGAAATATCTTCATCACTTGGTTTTAAAAATATACCATCCGGCATCTGTTCATCACTTTCCCGCGATTGTACAATGGACAAATCAAACCCATTTTCTTCAATAGGTTCTACATTATTACGGTCGGTTTGATGATATAGAACTTGGGGATTGTTATCCTCGTCAACAATTTTGCTTTCACCAAACCAATTTTTGAATGCGTTAGAATCTGTTTGACTTGCTATTTTGAAGCGCATATTGTCAAACAACCCCGGCTCGGCTTCCTCGGAAAGTTGTTCCAGCTTCTTAGCTATTCGGTTTACCTGTTGCTTGGCAACCTCGCGCCGGTCGGCAAATGGTTTTATTGTGGTTTCTACCTGCTCGGGGTCGGCGCGTTGGTCAAAAAGAAGCTCATCTATGCTTCGCTTACGCTCTCCAAACAGGTTCTTACGATCTTCGGCAAGGGTGCTTTCCAGTTCTTTGCTTTTGTTTTTTAAGGCGCGGTCGGCGGCCTTAAACTCTTTTTGGGCTTGGTCTAACTGCTGCTCCAGTTGTTTGCGGGCAAAAGTTTTGGGCCGCCCTTCATAATCTGTTTGAGGCTCTTGTGATTCTCGCTGAATACTTCTTGGATCCTTTAAACCTTCCTTTGATCGCAGGCTTTCAAAATTATCTTTATTCCCTTTGCTGGCATCCACCTGAATAATATCATCAAGCGTTCCATTTGTCAGGTTTGAATTAATATATATATAATCGCTTGCTTTGAGCGCCGTATGTCGCCCGACCAATATCACGGCTTCCCCGCTATAAGCGGCCATATACTTACTTAGGCTTGATACAATGTCTGTCGGATTCAAGCTGGTAAGCTGCACGGCGGCGGTTATTTCTTTGGCGTTGCTAAGAACTAACGCTGTTAGCTTGTCGCCCACACTATACCGGGCACCCGTTACAAATTGAATAACTTCTTGTGGGCTGGTTAGCCTAGTCGTCTCTACGTTGTTCGCGTAGGTTTGTTTGTCAAAACTATGCACATCAAAAGACACTTCACCGCCTGTTTTGGGCGTTTCAAACGTAGCACTGTCTGCCTCGCTAAAGGTCATATACTTGCCCTTATAGGCATTCATAATAATGCCCTCAATGGCTACTCCGGGTAATGCTTTTTTTATCGTTTGTAGAGTCCGTACGTCCCCTGTTGATTTCTGGAGATTCCCCGACGGGTGATTATGGATAAAGTATATGGTTTGGGCATTTGTTTTATCTGATAGGTCAATAATCGGATCAGCATCCACAATAGCGGCTGTGGCACCTCCGGTAGAAACATGCAAAACAGTTGCGCTCCCTTCGCTATCCACGGCAACAGCAAAAGCATATTCAACGGCTTTTGTTTCCAGCGAACGCATAAGATAGGCCACGTCCGCCACGTTGTTAATTTTGTCCGTATTGCCGGTAAGCGTCCACTGTTTTTGGGGGGTGTATCCGCGTTTTACGCGGTAGAACTCTTCGGGGAGGGGGTCTTGGCCTTGCCGGGCTTGGGTCGGCCCTTCTTCGGCACTCTGTATTCGACTTCCGGCGGCGTCCGTCCGCTTATTAGCCCCTCTGGCTTCTGTGAATAGATCACCTTGTTGGGACTCTTGTTTTTCAGACACATATCCGATGGTCTGCCCGTCCGGGCCTTCTGTTTCGGTATATTTTTTTGTTTGTCCATAAACGATGCCTGGTTCGTTTGTAGTATCGGTATTTTCGTCCTGCTCTCCAAATACATCATCTTCCTCTAAGGGCGGTACGTCCTTACCCTCCTCAATATTATTTATCCGTTGTCGGCTTCGCTCGTCTCGTTGTTGCTGGTTGGGGTCTGCTGCGGATTCATCGGATGGTCCGGGCTGTCCAGTATCGCTTTCAGATTCTGTTTGTTGTACTCGGGGTTGCGTGCCTGATACACCGCTTCCATTGTCGCCCTCAGCCTGTCGAATGGTTTGGAGGCTTGCCCGTTGGTCGTCTGTTGTTGTTTGTTGTACGGCATAATCAAAAAGGTCATTTGTTATTTCGGCTTTCGTGCGGGGGCCGTCAGCAAATAGCCCTTGCCCGCCACTTTTAGCCGACTTGCCATAAATAGTTACTGATTGCTTAAAACTATTGCGGCCACTATCTAAAAGGTAGTGAAAAAATTTAACAATCTTAGGAACATTAGAATCTTCAAAGAGTCCCTGCTGCGCATAGGCATCGCGGGCAGTTAAGCCTTGTTCGACGATAGTACGCTGTAAGTTAACCGCACCACTAAGAACGTCCGTCAAGTCAAATTTAGGCCCTAACGCCTTAATTTCTAAGAGGGTGGGCAAGGCATAAGTAATCTTGTTGGCAAGCGACCGCACCCCTGCTACGTTCGTGTTGCGCAGGGCTGTATCGTTAAGTACCGCGCCCAATGCAACCAGTTCCACTAAATCCCGTCCGCGGGGGGTTACCGTTCCGGCCTGGGAATCATAAAACTCGGCTTGTTCGGTTTGGGATATAATACCGGCCCCGGTGAGCACCTTAATGGCCGCCCGTGCATTTTGGGGCGTATCTAAGGATTGCCGTATCGTGCCCCCTTCTGCCGGGCCAAGCACATCAACCAGGCGATTAATCGTATTATCATCAATACTTTTAGAAACGACTACGGCTTTCTCAACATCAGACTTTTGCTTGTTCGTGCGCACATTAAACGCTTTAAAGGTGTCCGTGCTATAATCCCGGGTGTCTTGATCAATGCGTACCAGTACGGGGTTTTCAATGCCTTCAAGCGCGCCGGGGTCAATACCGTAGCGTTGCGCCTGTTTAGGTAGGTTCCGCTTGTAGGTTTGAGAGGCTTCGTTGCCGCTTCGGTTGGCCCGTTGCAGGCTCATCGTGCGGTTGTTGCCGTCAATAATAATCCCGTCTGTGCTGATCGTCGGAATGTTCTGAAAGATACGATCATCTAAGTTCTGCGCCATATTAGCCACAAACGCTTGCGCATCGGGGCTGTTTTGATAGTCGTTATCGTTTGGGGTGGAACCGTCCGGGAGTGTTGGATACCCCTCGGTTTGGGTAAAATTAACCGGGTCGTGCGAAGCTTTTACTTTATCAGCATCAACTACGGCGTACTGCACACGGCGTGTCTGGCCGTTCGGCAAGGTTACCTCTTCGGTATCACCGGTTATTTTTGGTGATTTCTTAAATTCAGGGTTAAAGTCGCCTACCTTTGGCGTTTCGCCTTGCTCCTGGGTTTCTTCCTCTTGGAAAACGGGTTGCTCATTGTTCTCTTTTTCTTGTAAGGTGATTGGCTGTTCCCCTTTTTCACTGCCCTCCGGCACCACCCTTAATGTTTTTGGACTTGTAGGATCGGACGGGTCTTTGCGCCGGGCAACGACTTCAAAGGCATCCCCCTCATATTCCGTTTCCAATTCTTTGCGTAGCTCGGCGATCTCTGCGCCGGTAAGGTCTTCGGTGGCCTCGTCCACGGCCTGCTCACCTTGTATCGTTCTGCGCCCCGCAACGGTAAATGATCCGTCTTGTTGCGGTTGTAATAGGACACTTTGTTTATTTTTGCCTTTGCCCACAGTTAGTGTTTTGGGCGGAGCCGCTGGTTTCTCTTCTTCGAGTTGGTTCTCGGGAATTGCGCCGGGTTGTGGGGCTTCTTCGTTTGCCTGCTGGGCCGCTTGTTTCTGCTGCTTCTCTAATTCATCGGCGTACCCTTCATCACCGGGATTTACGATATCCCCTTCTTCATTATAAAACACATCTCCGTCTTGGGGTACATCTTCATCCAACTCGTCCCGTAAGGCTTCAATTGGTTTATTTGTTGGTTCAACTAAATCCCGTCCTTCTGCCCGCATCTGGTCTTTGGCCGGTATCTCGGCTACATCTTCGAGTTCTTCGGCTTTTACGTTAATATCTTTGCCGTCCGGGGTAGTGATATAAAGATCGCCTTCCGCATCTTCGCCTTTAATAGTAACATCCTGCCCCTGATAGGTAGCAACTCGGACGGGTGGACGTTCGGCTGCCTCAATTTCTTGTTCATCCAACTTATTCTGAAGTAGGTTATCGAACTGTGCGGGGCTTAGGCGAGCCACCTTGCCTACATCTTTTTGTTCAATCATTACCTCTTCGCCGTCCTTGCTTAGTGCCCGATAGCCTTTAAACTGCTCATTTTCTACCGGAGCTACCAGCTCATACCCTTGTCCGTCCTTGGTATTTTCGGCAATGATAACTTCGCCCTGCTTGGTCCTGCGGTCACGGTTCACCTTGTTTTGGGCGGCGTATGAAAGCGGGCCTAAGGCCGATCCCATAATTGATCCGCCCAAATAAGCCATCCCGATGCTCTGGGGCAATTGTTTGAGCGATTCTTTGCGATCTTCGTTTTCCTCATAGAAAAGGCGTGTAGCCGTTTGCCCGGTCTCGGTGGCCACTTCTTCCATGCCTTCCAGATTACCGGCCTGTAAAAACTTTTTAGACAGCCGCTTGTATTCTGATGGGTTTTGCTTGGCAAACTTTTTCAGTAGGTCTCCACCGGCCTCTTCGGCAGCTTTTACATTGCCCTTAAAGATAGTACCGGCTATGCCATTCGGAAGTAGTTTTCCTAACTGTATGCGCTCAGCTACTGCTTCGAACCCACCATAGGCCGTACCAACGGCCCACATCTTAATCGGGTCCACCTCACGGCCCTTGCTCTTTTGATACGCCTCATAATCCATCATCCCACTTCCGGCAGAAGATATCGACAACCCACCAATGGAAAGTAATCCGGGAACAGCGGATAATGAGCTACCTACCGTAAATGGTGATGCGGCGATCGCTGCTGCTGTTGGCCCTATGGAGGGCGCCATGCTCCCTAAAAAGAACGTCCACGAGTCATCGCTGCGGAAGGCATTTTCCCTCGTCCTTTTGGCATACCGGCTTAAATCCTCTCCGGTCTCATCAAAGCCTAACACTTCGGCGGTTTCACCAATAAACTTCGCGCCGCCGGCTTTCAGTTGATCCCATCCCGAGGAGAACCCTTCATCAATGCTGGTAAAGCCGTAGTCAAAATCTTGTTTTTGTGGCTTATTGGGCTGGGTTATGGGGTCAATACCCGCGCGTTGTCTACGTGTCAGTTTAGATTCATCAAACCCTGTACTTTGCCCGTTATTACCACTATCAGAAGCAAGCGGTACGGACACTCGGCTTAACAACTGTTTAGCACGCTGTTGGTATATATTAGTGGAGGATTCTTTCTTTTTATTTTTTTTGTCCGTAGGGTCGGGCATGATTGAATTTTACAGGTTAAAGATATTTTTTTTATTGATCGAACTTTTTATCAAGGCTTTTATTTACTCCTTCAAGCCAATCTTTAATTCTTAATATGGGAGGTAATTCCGATCTACCATTTTCTAACACCCTGGCCATAAGAGGTGATGCTTTACGCACATCTTCTATTGTAATATTACCGGCCTCATAGTCATCTACGAGTTGCCTAATGGATCCATCGTCCGACAGCTCGTTATTGGATTGGCCCTGTGGTTTCTCTCCACCACCCGGCACGGGTTCGCTATCCCCCTGCTGGGTTTCTACGGCTTGTTGGTTAGTTTCCTGCGTCTTGGTTCCATCGGGCTGTGCAAACAAATCATCAAAATTTTGCTGTATTTCTTCAGGTGAAAACCCTTGCTTTTCCCAATTTTCAACCAACCTGGCAACATATTTTTGTTGCTCTTCTCTGGTTTTTGCCGCCCGTACCCTTTGTACATACTCTTTGTTTTCAGATATAATCGCTTCTGGTGTATTTAATCCAGCCTTGACCTTGTCCGGATTCCCTTTTTTAACTATTGGCTTGTCAAAAAGTGCTTGGGCCTCTGCTTGCGCCTCTTCAGGGGAAAGACCATGCCCCATTAAGTTGCTTTGAATCTGGTTGGCAAGCTTTTGTTTTTCGGAAACGCTCCGTTCTGCTTTAATTTCGGCGGCAAGCCGTTGGTTTTCTGCTCGTATTTCTTGTGGAATCTTTTGGGGGGGGTCTTCTTTATTTTGATACCGCGGGTCATACAAATCTCTAAAATCAAGTTCTTCTTCAAGGCGTTCAAATTCCCGTGCTTTTGGGCTGGTGGGATCACCGTCAATATTATAGTCAGATTGATCGGTTGGGTTTTCGGCATCATAGAAACGAAGCGAATCTTTGATTTCATTATAGCGCTGTATCATTCGCGCCGTTATCGGGTCGGCTTCCGGTTGGGCTCCACCCACTCCGCCACCACCGCCGGTAGTGTTCGCCCGCAACACGTTTGCGATCTCCTCGCTTGGTAGCCCGGCCTTGCTAAATGCCACCATGGCCGCGCGGGGTTGTCCTTTCGTAATCAGCCGCTGTCCGGCCTCGATATAGGCGTCATTGGCTGCCAGTTTGGTTTTATTCTTCGCATCAGCGTTTGCCTGCTGCGCGTCAATCTTAGCCTGTTCCGCGGCAGCAACAGCCTGCTCATCCCGCAAAGCAAAATCCAACTCTTGGCTGGCCACCTTCGCATCCACGCCCTTGTTAAAGGCATTAATTTCCTGGCTCGATTGCCGGTTAGCCCTCTTGGTCGTAAATACGTTCTGCTTATAATTTTCTAACTGCTTCTTATAGTCAAAGTCAAGGTTAGCAAGGGTATCATAGGCATCTATCCCTAACTCGTTGGCCGCAGTCGGGGCCGATTGATAGTTGCCGGTGTCGTCGGTGCGCGCTCTGCCAATCGCATCAGTCAGCGCGTCTATGCCTTGGGCAATAAACGCTATCTTGGATAGGTTTTTGGCTTTCTTAAAACGCTCGCTGTCAAACTCCGGCGCTTCGGGGGCCTCTTGTCGATAATCGTTTTCATCCAGTTTTTGCCCCTTTATGCTGTCCAACATTTTCGAACGCGCCTGGCTAACTGAACCGGGGTCTTCCTCGTCCGGCAAGCTGCTTTTGGCGTCGTAGTCAACCGCGCCGGTTTGAGGTGTTTGCCCAAAGATGGTATCAAAAACCATGGCCCGCTTCTCTTCAAGGCTTTTCGGTTCCTCATCATCAAAGGTAAAGATGGAAGCATCTTTTTTGCGCTTGTACGTGTTGGTAAAGGTCTGTATAGCCATTATGCTAAATTTAATCCGTTGTAGTTTTGCCGTCCTTATCCTTAAACAGGCTGGATAGTAAAAATGAATTAGCCGCGCCCGACAAGGGCTTGACAATGTTATTGAGATCAAACTGAAATTTTTGGTCCCGGGCTTGTCCGGCTCCTTCCAATTGGCCTAATGTATTAAGGTAACGGCTTTGGTTGCGGTCTCGGTAGCGTTGGGCGCTGTTAAAGAGCCTCGACAAGGCCGCGCCGTAGGCCTCGTTGTTCCCCTCCATATTGGCAAGGCGCGCCTCGTCGGTCGCGCCGGTCGCCGCAGATGAGTTTTGCAGCGCCTCGCGATTCTTTTCGTCCGCGCGGTCAATCTGGCGTTTACCTTCTTTGAAGATTCGGTTTTCATCGAGCGGACTCTGGGCCTGCTGCTGGTATATATCGGCCAAACCCGAAAGCCTTTTCTCGTAGGATGATTTTTTGTTTTTGCGAAAGAGGTTGGTAACTAATTTAATGGCGGTGGGTGCGAGGGCGGCGGCAAGAGGAGGAATTTGCATAATATTTGTGAATTTGATTAACAATAAAAAAGCCCGCCTCTGCTCTTAATAGAACAAAAACGGGCTTTCTGAAGCCTGTAATATGTGGGTAAAAATGGTGTGCGTTATGCGCTATGGTAGCCGGTAACGCAATGAGTCAAATCAAATATAGTAAATACGGTTGGAAGGTAAAAGTCAACTTTGAAAAGTTAATTTACCAACATTAAATCATCGCCTCATTGTAGGTTTTGTCTTTATGCTTATCGTAAAACTCCTTCGTGTCGTCCTTGGCCGGGGCGCGCATGTACTCGGTGGCAAGCCAAACGCCCCCTGCTGTGGTAACAAGTACATCATCGTGCATGCCTTCCTTTGCCCCCATTTTTCCGTTTTCTTTAAATTCGAACGCATCCATTTCGTCCGCCGCAATATAGTCTCTTTCTACGTAAGATTCATCCCGAAGCGCCCCGTTTAGCGTGGTAATAATCATATCTTTATCGCTGCCATTCATGTGAAACCCATAGCGGGTCGGTAATCCCTGTTTAACCTTTTCGGGATCACTGCGGGTATATAGATTGCGATATACCTTGCTAATCTCGTTCAGAATGGTTTTATAGTGCTGCCCCTCGGTATCCTCATTTTTGTTGTATCGCAGGCTATTAACCTCTACTGCCAGCAGCGCATTGTCGTACCATTTGGCCAGTCGCGCAGCCACCCATGCGAACAGGTCTTGGTCTAAATGTCCGCGCCATGTAGCTACCCTTTCGGGGCCACCGCCGTACATCATCCAGTAGCGATCAAAGACACTTACTACGCTGTAATCAGCCTCATCGGTTCGTCCTCCGATATCTACAAACGCGCAGTACCGGCGGCGCAGGGTAAATTCCGGGTTGGGGTTGTTGGGCTTAGCCCACACGCGCAGGTGCCCCTGGCCTTCGTCTTCAAACCTTATTTCCCGTAGTGCGTCTTTCCCTTTCTCCCCCTTAGCATACAGGTTGCCGATAAATTTCGGTTCTTTGCAGGTCTTCCGCGCGCTCTGCACATATCCGGGGCTAAACACGCGCCGTCCGCTGCCTTGAAAGGCCTCGTCAACAGTGCTTGGGAATTCTTGCTTCATGCGCCAAGGGTTGGGGTAAAGCTTTTCTTTGGCTCGGTACCACTTAATCTGCTCGAGGGTGGCCCCCTTCTCCCATAAAAACCAATCATACTCTTCAAAGGTTCTGATAAATGATTCCTGATTAGTTACCTCGCGCCGTAATCTCGGCTCATCCATCCAGCGATTAAAGGTCAGGTGAAAACCCGACTGCCCGTTGCGCGCTTTATATACCTCGTTGCGAAACCACATACCGCTTATTTCGGCGGTTGATTCAATAATCAAGAACGTTTCCGGCTCATCCTGCACCATACTCACCATATTGGTGATAAGCTTGCTTGCGCCCTTGTGCGCCGTGTCTTTCATTTTACCTGCTTCGGAAATAAGCACAATTTGCGGGGATCGTCCGGAGGGCGCATTAGGCCGCTCTGCCGTGCCGATATACAAAAGGGCATCCCTACCCATCACCATGAAAGTATTGCGCGCTCCACGGTACGGGGTTAGCTTCACCACGCCCACCCCTGCAGGGTAGTTGTCGCCTATCACCTCATAGCGCCGCATGATTTCCTTGGCTCCGTCATTATCAAGCGAACACAGGTAGGCTTTATATCCGGTATAAACCACATTTTGAAGCCAACATATATAGGCGTTTTTCATGGTCGTAGAACCGTACTGCCGGTGTTTAAGCTCTAATTCCCGAACAGGAGTACCAGACGTGCGCATCTTTTCGAGAGCGGCAATGCTTTTGCGTTGCGGCAGGTTAAGGACAAGCGGCACGTTCTCTCCGTTTTTGTAGTGTTCAACCGTTCCACAGGCGGTTGCCCAAAATTCAAAGTCATGTACCAACCGGCAATCGGTGAAGGCCCGCTTAAAATCGTCAACGTCCATGTCTATGTTGTCGGCAGCCTTTTCAAAAGATTTGCATTCTAATACCTGCTTGACAATAGGCTCTGCCAGCATGGGGTTGGGCAGATAGAGGTCTTGCCTTTCTTCAATAGATATTTTCGTTCGCGGCACGAGTGATCCCTGACCGGTGTAGGGGTCGTACGGCGCGTCAAGGAAGGCTTGGCGCTTGACATTTTCTGCAATAACGTCTTTAATTTTATGCTTCATACAAAAAAAGCCTGCGCAACACCGGTGATCGGTACTATGCAGGCTTATCCGGGCCTAAAAATATGTGGGTTTCTGTTTGCGTTCCCCGTGAAACTGGAGAAATGGGTCAAATGGGCGTTATGTCACTGAATATACGAAAAACGGCGTTTAAATTTCGATGCTAAGGCATTCAAATTGGAAGTCGAGTATTGTTAGTGGGTTGTTACCTTTTGCTTTTGTTGTGTTGTTTTCTTCACTCATAATTAT